ACTCGAACCAGCAACCGTTCGGACGACGGATTGCAGCCCTGCGACCTGCTCTTTCCGCCGCCTGATGAAGAGGCGGTCACATTCCTTGACGCTGGTAGCGATACGAGGAAATGTGCACAAACAGAAATATCGCCTACCCCACGAATGGGAAGGGGCCGTCGAGGGCTGGCTCGACTGGCTCCGCACCGGGGGAATACCAGCGACCACCATCCGAACCCGCCGCGGACACGTCCGCCGCACCGCCCGCATCCTGGGCACCCGGACGCCGGCCGCGGTCACCACCGAGCAGCTCGTCGCCACCTTCGCGCGCCGAGACTGGTCCACCGACCACCGCCGCGGCATCCGGACATCACTGATCAAGTTCTTCGACTGGACCACCGAGCGCGGACTCACCACCAGCAACCCCGCCGCCGGCCTACCGAAGGTCCCGGAATCCCGGCCGAGGCCACGACCGGCCACCGACCGAATCTGGCAGGACATCCTCATCAACGCCGGACCGCGCGAACGACTCATGGCACGACTCGCTGGGGAAGGCGGGTTGCGTCGAGCAGAAGTCGCGCGGGTACACACCAACGATCTGATCGAAGAGATCGACGGCTGGACCCTGATCGTCCACGGCAAGGGCGGGAAGCAGCGCACCATCCCGATCAGCGACTGCCTCGCCGCGGAAATCGCGAAGGGCCCCGGGGGCCACACCATCGGACGGGGAAGGTCCGGCTGGTTGTTCCCGGGGCAGATCGACGGCCATCTCGCACCGGACACGGTCGGCAAACTCGTCGGGGAACTGATGCCGCCCGGCTGGTCCATGCACAAGCTGCGTCACCGGTTTGCGACCCGCGCATTCCAAGGCACCCGCAATCTGCTTGCGGTGCAGGAGGCTCTCGGGCACGCCAGCGTCGCGACCACGCAGCGCTACACCGCCATCACCCGCGACGACGTACGCGCCGCGGTCACCGCCGCAGCCTGACCCACGAAAGGAACCGCCATGAGCACGATCAGCAACGCCGCCATCGCCGCATGGGCCGATCTGACCGAGCAGGAGCAGTTCTACGCCATCGGGGTCCTCTCCTGCGACGCCCCCGAAATACTCCTCCACGCCGCCAACACCGCACGTGATCACATGCGCGTGCGCGCACACAACGAATCCATGCACTGATCCGCCTGGGCGCGCCCGGGGATCGGTTCGAAACCATCGCCCGGGCGCGCCCGTAACACCAAACCGGCCGACCGGGATGATGAAGGTATGAGACTCCGCGGATTCGCCCTCGTGCCCGCCCTCCTGCTCGCCGCCGCCTGCGGTGACAACACCACCGACAACACCGCCACCAGCTCGCCGGCCGCCCCCACCACGACCGCGACCGAATCATCGCCGGCGCGCACGGCCGACAGTTTCGAGCAGCAGATGCAGCAGGGCGCCGAGGAACAGGTCCGCGAACGGCCAGGCGACGCCCAGGGCCTCGCCGAAGCCCTCACCGACATCACCGGCGAACCCGTCAGCGCGAACATGGCCCAGCAGATCGCCAACGTCACCTGCCTGAGCATCGACGTCGAGCCCGGCCCCGGCGCCGTCGACGCTGTCGCACAGCAGACCGCCACCGAACTCGGTCTGTCCCCCTCGGCCGCCGCCGAACTCGTCGACCTGTCCGTCGACTACCGCTGCCCCGAACTCGCGTCGAAGTAGCCCGACACGACGAAACGGCCCCCGACCTGGGTAGGTCGGGGGCCGATCCTGTGCGATTCGCTCAGCTCGCACTGCCGGTGTTGAACGGGTCGTACGCCCACACCTCACGCATCACCCGGGACGGATAGGCGTCTGGCGAGAGCCGGATCAGCTTGTTGACCGTGCCGTTCGGCAAGGTCTGGGTGCAGTCCCAGATGCGGCCGTGGAACCCGCGGCACTGCAGGCCAGCATCCCCGTACGGGCTGAGGATCAGGCCCTTCTCGGCGTGCTCGCCGAATGCCCCCGGATCCCACGGGGTGACGAAGTACTCGGTGGCGTCGTACGGGCCGGTCGGGTCGATCTCGTCGGCGGTGGCGGTCGGGGCGAGTACTAGTGTGGCGGCGGCCGCGAGGGCGGCGGTGGTGAGTGCGCGTCGGATCATTGGCGATGTACCTCCGGTCGTGGGTGCGGACTCGTGTCCCGTACCCGTGGAATCGGACGATACAAACCGGCCGTTACGGTATCGACTCCCCCTCGCGTCACTTCCGTCTCGCTCATCACGCCCAGTTCGCACACCCGTTCGACAACAGCTACAGTCGGCGCCGCGGGGCCGGTGAGGCGACGAGCCTGGGAAGCACCGGCCCCGCGCCAACCCCCTACGCCGCCCCGCCCAGGTACGCGGCGAGCACGTAGTTCCCGTGCCGATCCAGGTTGCCCCTCGCCCGGTCGTACCGCGACGTCACATCACGTCGGTGTACGACCTCCCGACGAGCATCCTCCACATCGTCATCGACGCCACCCCCGCCTCGCGCGCGAGTTCGTGCGAGGACACACCGCCGGCGGCGTAGCGCGCTCGATAGCGGCGCACCTCCTCAGCGGTGAACTTCGCTCCCGCGCTTCGAGTTCCGATGTGCCTGGCCGCACGGCCCTTGTTCGCCATGTCGAAGCTGTTCGCAGCCGGGGAACCCATGAACAGGTGCGCCGGATTGCAGCACGGCGGGTTGTCGCAGTGGTGGCAGATGAACATGCCAGCCGGGATCGGGCCGTGCGTGATGATCCACGCGAGTCGGTGCGCACCGATGCTGCGTGACTTGTGCGTCGTCATGCCGTACCCGAGCGTCGACCGGTGCCCGGTCCATTCCCAACATCCGTCCGGCAGCTTCTCGACACGCCGCCAAAATCGATTCCGCAGCGCCTCGTCCGACCATCGCGCATAGTCCGACTGGGTCTGCACCGAGAGATGCGCTGGGTTGACGCACATCCTCTCCCCGCACGTCGAGCCGATCCGGTGGCCGTCCGGAACGGTCCCGCCGGCAAGCTCCCACGCGAATGCCTGCGCCGGCCTCCGGATGCGCTGAGGTCGGGTGGCGACAGTGAACTGCCCGAAACCGCCGTTCGTCGCGCCGTTCCACCACCAGCACTCGTCGGGTTCGCGGCGAATGATCCGTTGCCAGAACCGCTGCTCGGTACGCTCGTCCATATCGGGCACCGTAGCGGGTCGGTATGACGGTCCGGAAAGCAGAAAGCACCCCCGCTCCGGAACGAAATTCCGGAGCGGGGAGGTGCATTCGAGTCAGGGATCGTCGGGCGGCGTGTACTTATCAGCAGACGAGAGTCCCGCGCGTACGACGCACGGTGCGGCCGGCCCGGCGGCTGGGTACGCTACGAATTGTCGCCTCCGTTTCCGATTCCCTTCGCGCCGGAGGCGGCCCCGGCCGCCGGGTTCCTGACGGAATGATCTCCCCCGAGATCGGGTCCCCACCCCCGGCGGCCGGACTCGGAAGGCCCCGCCCGTTACATGGCAATGTTCCCCGGCGGGGCCTTTCTCATGCGGCACGCCCCGGCCGGTAGTGAGCCGCTTCTGACGCGGCGCCGGCAGCCGCGGCCCGCGGTCTACTGCTGTGGCGGTGGTGACTGCTCATCGGTGTCGAGCAGTCCGAGCATCCGGTTCGCGGCGTCGAGGCGCGCCTGCCACTCGTCCACCTCCGCGTGCTTCGCCGCCCACCGCGTCTTCTGCTCGTCGGACGGCCAGCCGCCCTCGCGGCCCCAGCGTTGGATGGTGCTGGTCGACATGCCGGTGAGCATGCTCATCTCGCGGATCGATCCGCCGGCCAACAGTCCGGCGACGACGGCGGCGCGCAGCTCGGTTTCGGCGGCGTCGCGGGCACGCATCGCGTCGAGGATGCGCGCCCGCTCCGGGTCGGGGATCAGTCCACGCTTCTGCGGAGTCACCCGCCGACGGTACCGATGGCGTCGCCGAGCTGCCGCGCGATCGCCGAGTAGATCTGCTCCTCCGTCTGGCACTGCCACGCAGTACGGCTACCGAACGGGTAGCCGAGCACGCCCACGCGAGCCGCCTCCGCGCGGCGTTCACATTCCTTGCGTATCTCCTCTACCCGATCGAGCTCCGGCTGGTCTTCGCTCATGCCGCACCCCTCAGATGCTCGAAGCACGCCTTGAGGTTGAATCTGCGCCAGGTGGTGCGCTTCATACGCACCGGCTCCAGTGGTAGTCGCCAGCCATCCCAGCCGCACCCCTCGCACGGTTCCTGCTGAATGAGGTGGTCACGCCGCAGCGGGCAGTCCTGCGGCTCCGGCCCGACCCACCCATACCCCCGACCGGACGGCACCCGATCGATGGTGGGTGGCGGGTTGTCGAACAGGAACCCGTACCGTTCGCGCATCCACTGGGACGGCACGGCGTTGGCGAATGGATCCTCCCCGAGGCTCATGTGTCCATCCTCTCAAAGGTGTAGCGATCATCGCCACGTAGTGAGTGTTATGCGCCCAGGTCGAGCTGCAATTGCTGGAACGGTGGCGCGATGTCGGTGGGAGGCAGCTCGCCGCGACGACGGAGGTCATGCCACGCATGCGCAGCGCCGCGCCCCTTGGTCCGCACCCGGTGACAGTTCGCGCACACCACCTCGCACTTGGCGATCTCAGCTTCGATCGCGGCCCGCGAGTGCATCATCATCTCGCCGACGTGGGCCAGCTTGTTCACGCCCGGGAGGTGATCGAACTCGAGCGCCTCGGCGTGCTCGCGGTACCCGCAGTCGACGCAGCCCTGCTCGAGCTTGTAGTTGCGGATGAAGTCGAGGTTGGACTGGTACCTCTGCCGCATGATGCGGCGGGCGCAGTCACGGCAGTCGAACCGGCGCCGCATGCGGGCTTCCCCGTTGCGCCGTTGGTCGCGGTAGAACATGGAGATGTGCTTGGTCTCGCCGCAGATCCGGCAGGTGCGCCAGCTATCATCAGACATCGTCGAACTCCTCAGTAGTTCGGCCATGCCCCGGGGGTGTTACAGCACCCGCCGGGGTCCTTTCGTTTGACCGCCTGAGGCTACCGGTGGAGTCCGACACGTCCGGCTCAAACCGACTGTGCTGAGGGGTCGGGTCTCAGCACAGTCGGTTTGAGCCGTTACGAGCGGGGTCAGGCGAACAGCGGACGCGAGGACACCGCAGCGACCGAACGCGCCATTTCCACCGACGCGGCACGGGTGTAGTGGATGCCGTCCGAGTCGACCAGGCGGGGATCACCGACCGGACTGCCCGGCGTCGCCTCGAGGACGCGCTCGAAGTCGACGCACCCTGCGATGCCGTCCGGGAGCTGACGCAACAGGGCATTGATCACCCGGCGCCACCGTTCGGAGTTCCACGTCGCGGCCTCGTCGGTGGTGTGCGCGTACGCGGTGCCCGCCGACAACGTCGCGGTGTACGGCCCAGTCCCGGACACCGAGGACACGGTGACGTCCTCGGTGTTGTATCCCGAGCCGACCAGCAGCGTCCCCGCCGGCGGCGAGGCGCTGAGGGACAGCGTCGTCGCCCCGGCAGCGGCGGGCGCGGTGAGCTTGGCGTACTGGTCGGCGTACCCGGCCGGGGCGATGGTGGTCCACCAGATACGACCGATGCCCATCGACCGCAGCCTCGCGTTGATGGTCTGCATGTGCGTGGAGAACCCGTTGAGGCCGCCGGAGATGCCGTTGATGCCGAGCGAGACGACCGCGAAGTCGTACTGCTCACCCGCCGGGACGCGGTCCCACAGGTGCAGGTTGTTGACGGCCCAGTCCGCGAGGGTGGTCGAGCCGACGCCGAGGTTCGACCCGGCGGCACCGGACATGGCGGCGGCGGTCAGCGGCCAGGACTCGTGCGGCAGCGCCGAGACCGGCACGTCGGTGACGAGGGCGGGCAGCGGCAGACGGCTCTGCGAGTAGGAGATGGTGCGCGAGTCGCCTACGTACAGACCGTGCTGCACCGTTTCCGCGAACCGATACTGCACGACCACGTCGAGGCGGATGGAGTTGCGGGCGATCACCGGATCGGTCAGCACCGCCTGGCTGGCCTGGGCTGCGCCGGTGGCGAGCACGCCCTGTAGGGCGTTGCCGTTGGCGATCCCGGTGCCGGTGGCGGGCGTGGTCAGCCCCCAGGAGATGACCTTCTCGATGCCTGCTTGGATCGGGTCGGACTGAATCCAGTCGGTCCAGCCGAAGCTGCCGTCGGTGGGGACCGAGAATTGCCCGGCGACCTGCGTCACGGCGCCCTGGATGTTGCCGTTCCAACGCTGTCCGGTGGTGTTGCCGGTGGTGCGCTGCGGTGCGCCGGTCCACACGCCGGTGATCGTGCACGGGGTGGTGGGTACTGTTGTGGACCGGTTCGACATGTTGCGGACGCCGAGGCGCCATTCGATCCCGTCGAACGGGAGCTGCACGAGGCTGCGCTGCGTCAGGTCCGTCACGGTAGCGGCGGCGATCGTGTTCGGGGCGGAGAACGGGATCATCCCCACGCGGGTACCGGGCGGACGCACGTAAGTGGCATCCCCGACCGCACGCACCCGGGCGTCGACGGCGGTCTGGTCGAGCTTCGCCCCGACCTCGCCCTTGGTGGCGAACCCGGTGCCGAGCGCGGTCTCGACGTCGGGTGAGAGCTTCCCGGTTGCCTCGTCGAACGAGACGAGCTTTCTGGCCATCGGTCAGGCTCCAATCGTGTACAGGCCGGATCCGGCCGGGGATTCGGGCATGCCGGCCGGGATCGCATACAACCCCGATCCGGGCGGGTCTTCGGTCAGGCCGGTGAACCCGTACAGCCCGGATCCGGCCGGCGACTCGGTGAGGGTGTAGGTCTCCGGATCGACCGGCGGGAAGCCGAGGTCGACGAGCAGCCGTCTCCAGCCGGGGCCGCCGAAGAAGTGCCGCACGGAGAACCCGGCGGCGGTGTCGATCATCGCGTTGACGGTGGCCGGCCACGCGAGGGCGCCCTCGCCGTCGGTGATGGTCTGCTCCCCCGTCTCGGCGACCTCCCCGGCGGCGATCAGCCGGCCGATGTAGATCGCGTCGGCGCCGTACCCGGAGCGAGCCAGGGTGAGGAACCGGCCGCGGCGGACCTGCGCGACGGCAGGCTGGTCGAACGAGACCTCGCCGGTGACCTGCACCGGGGCGACGCCGGACAGGTCGACCTGCAGGCCCGTCTCGATGTTGTGCCGGTTGGTCTCGAGCCCCTTGAAGGCCAGGGAGAACACGTCCGAGGTGATGTCCGAGCGCACCGGATTGGAGTAGCCGATCGCACCTATGTCGGACTTCTCCATCTCACGGGCCCACACGATCGCATCCTCCTTGTCGATCAGCCCGTAGTCGAACCACCCCGGCGGCAGCTCGGCGAGGGTGGCGACGTCTCCGGTGGTGATCGACGACATCATCGGCGCGTCCGGGCCCGCGCCGAACACGTGCGCCTCGGACGGTTTGAGGATCAGCTCCCGCTGGTGGCGGGCCAACTCCAGTTGGGCGACTCTCGACGGCATCGCGGCGTCCTTCCGGTCAGTCGCACTTCGGTTCGGGATACGGGTTGTCGCGGCGCTGCTGCTCGAGCGCCCCGCGCGCGGCGATCAGGTCGGCGCGTTCGCGGTCGTTGACCGCGACGGTCGTCTCGTACCGCTCGAGCAGATCCCGCACCCGGCCGTTGCCGCCGGGTGGGGCGGTGAGCAGACCCCGGACCAGGTCGGTCAGGGCGGCGTCGCGCTGCTCACGCAGCGCGTCGTCGCGTTTTTCGAGGTCGCGGTCCTCGCTGTTGATGCGGGCGTTCTCCCGTAGCGCGCGCTGGAAGTCGGCGTTGCACTCGGCCTGGTGTTGCTGGGCGATCTGGCCGGTGATCACCGAGAACGTGGTCAGCAGGGACAGGGTGATCACGACGATGGTGAAGTTGCGCGACGATTTCGGCACGAACGGCACCAGCAGCGACACGCCCCGCAGCCGGTACTGGCGGTACTGGACGATGGTGCCGGCGGCGTAGCTGGCCGCGCCGACGAGCACGTAGCGGATGAGCGTCTCCCACAGTTCAGTCATTGGACTCGGCCTCCTGCTCGGCCTGCGGCCGTCGAGGTTGCGGCGGTGGGGGCGGCGCCGGCGGGTCGGCCTTGGCGGCCTGGTGGTTACGCGCGAGCAACCACATCACCACGGCCGTCATGATCTCGTTCAGCCCGGTCGGGGCCACCCACTCGAACCGGAAGAACTGCGAGACGATCTGGGCGGAGACCGAGGTTCCCCACAGGGCCACGACGATGCCGACGACCACGGACCGGGTCCGCGGCGATGGTCCGTTCGGTTGCGACACGCGCCGTCCCTGCCTTTCCTGCCGGCCCGCGGGCCCCTGCGGTCATGACCTCACCCCCGAGGCCGGCGGCGCGGCCGCGGTGTAGCGGGGGGCGATCTTCAGCCGCGCCAGGTACGAGATCGCGGTCTGGATGATCGTCTTGAGCACCAGCACCCCCAACGTGGCCCACGCGGCGCCGTCGAGGAAGTCGAAGTCCCCCAGCGCGAGGGCGAGCACCGACAACAGGGCGAAGCCGACGTCGATCGCCAGGCCCTGGACGAAGGTGCGCCACGAGCGGCTGCGGGCGTCGACGACGGTGAGCTCTTTCCCGCGGGCGGTGACCGCGGTGACGTCCGGGACCGGGTCGGGCATGCCCTGGCCGGTGAGCACGCCGGCACCGACCTGCCGGGCGTAGTCGCCGAGCTCGCTGCGCACCGCGGCCTGTTGGCGCGTCCACTCCTGGCGGGCGGCGTCGGCGGCCTCGCGGCGCACCAGCTCCCAGAACGGCAGCTGGTCGCCGGCGGGCTCGTCGGTTTCGTGATCTGCAGACATGCGGGTGCCCCTTCTACGGGTGGCCGACGAACTCGGCGAGGATGGCGTCCCACTCGGAGACCGGCTGGGCGTCCGGTGGGGCCGGGTCGTCGAGGATCGGGCCGGTGGGGTTCGGGGTGGCGACGCGGTACTGCATCGCGTGGTACGGGTCGCCGTCGGCGGCCCACTGGGACACGATCATCACGAACGTGCCCTTGGTGCCGTCCGCTTTCCGGAAGCGGCTGTCGGGGTGGACGTAGCAGCCGTACAGGCGGTCGACGACGTCGAATCCGAGCGGGAAGCCGCCGCCGCGCACCGGGCGGGTGATCGGGGCGGTGCGCCAGTTGATGTTTTCGATCGGGCCGTGGCCGACGCGGATGAAGCTGGCGTACGCGGCGTCGTCGAATCCGCTCCACACCCAGTGCCCCTGGATCCAGCGCAGCCCGAGCTCGCCGAGGCGGGCGCCGGCGGCGAGCAGGTCGCCGGGTTCGTGGTCCGCGGGGTTCGCCTTCCACACCCACTGACCGCCGATCCAGCAGCGGCCCTCCCACTTGGTGGGATCGAGGATGTCCTCCTCGCGGACCCGCCAGAGCAGGGCGTTCTTGTTGCGGGCCAGGCCGCCGGTGGAGATGGCGTAGACCCAGCCGTCGCGGCCACGGTCCCAGGTCATCATCACCCGCTGCCCGCGGAACGCGCTGGTGGACCACTTCGTGGTGGAGTTGGTGCCGTTGACCCAGGTCTCGCCGAGATCGTCGGAGTACCAGATCTCGCACCACACCTCACCGCCGAGGCCCTGCGTGACCATCACCCACAGGTATATGCGGTTGCCGATGGTGATGGCGTCGCACGGCAGCACGGTGGAGAACACCGGGTTGTTGTGCACGTACGGCCACAGCTGGGCGCCGCCCTTGCACGCCCCGTCGATCACGATGGGCTGCGCCATGTCCCGGGTCGGGGAGGTGACGAGCACCGGGGAGCGCCAGTTCGTCAGCCCGCCGATCGGGGGGCCCCACGGCTGGGTGCCGCCGAACGTGTCGCCGAGGACGAACCCGACCCGGCCGTTCGGCATCACGAACGGGATACCGAGGTCGGTGCCGCCGACGTCCCCCACCGGCGCCGGCGTCAGATCCTTGACCTTGACCATGGTCAGCTACCCAGGATCTGATTCACGTCGAGCTGCAGGTGCGCCGCGACGGCACGCAGCAGCAGGTTGTTCTCCCGCGCGAGCGCCGCGGTGCGCAGCACATGCCCGCGCATGGTCGTCGGGCCGGTGCCGCCGTCCTTGGTCTTGTCCGCGACCTCACCGAAGGTCATCTCGGCGGCGACGGACTTGAGCCACTGCCGCATCCGCGGGTCCTGGTACTCGTTCGACATGTTGTCGTACAGGGTCAACGCGTCGGCGGTGTTGACGAGTTCGTTCTGGACGTCTGCTGCTGTAGCCACGGAGGCTCCCTTCGTTACCGACGGCACCGATGCCGCCGGGGTCTTGGTGGTGGCCGGCGCCGGGGCGGTGCCGGGGTAGTTCGCGTTCTTCAGAAACGGCATCGGGTCCATGCGTCCCGGGCCGGCCGGTTGGCGCGTCCAGCGGTGCACCTCGACGTGCACGTGCGGATCGACGCCGCCATTGGTCGATCGGTCTCCGTTCACGCGGCCGATGCGCTGGCCTGCGTCGACCTTCTGGCCGCGGCGTACTTCGGGGACGATGTGCCCGTACACCCACAGGTTCGAGCCCTGAGCGTCGTCGGAATCGATGTCGAGATAGTGACCGAAACCCTCTGGATCCCATCCGACGGCGACGACGGTGCCTGCCTGGACGGCGTAGACCGGCTTGTTGGCCGATCCACCCGGCCAGCCGAAATCCACACCGTAATGCGTTGCGCCCCAACGCGGTCCGTAACCACTAGTAACGATGTGCCCGCGGGCCATCGGGAAGTACCTACGCGGCATTGCTCATCTCCCGCCTTTTCGCTGCGTGCCATTCCCTGTCCGTCTTGCGTAGGCAGGTGACGCAGCGGCGCTTGCCATCGCTCAACGTGCGGACGTTGTCACCCGACATCGGATGCCCCCGCTTGCAGACGATGCGTATTCCGCCGCACCGCCTTCCGTTCCGGATCCGGTCGGCGATGTTCTCGGATCGCGTTCCCCACCGGAGGTTCGAGGCCCGGTTGTTGCCCGGGTCGTCGTCCCAATGAAGCCCTTCGGTCCCCTCGGGAGCCGGACCGACGAAGGCCTCGAGCACGAGACGGTGCACCAGCACTGTGCACCGATCGCCGTCCCGACTCAGCGTCACCTGTCGGTGTCCGCGAGGCATCATCTTCTGCCGCAGAACTCGGCCACGGTAAAGCACTTCGCGGCCGCAGTTGTGCCAGATCATGCGGTCGACGGATCGAACCCGCCCCTGATCGGATACCTCGTAGTAGCCGACGTATCCGGATACCGGCTTCCACGCCTCCTCCGGCCCGGCCATCACTTTCCCCTTCCGACGAATTCGGCCAGGACCGTGTCCCAGTCCTCACCGGTGACCGCGGCGCCGACGGCACCGCCCTTCGACAGGTGCACCGCCCGGTCGAGGAAGATCGGCCACGGGAACTCGGGTCCGGGGTCGGTGTGCCCGCCGCCCCACATGCCGAGGTCCCCGTGCCCGCACACGCCCCGCGAGCGGGGCGGGGTGCCGTCGGTGACGCGGCGGATCGGCAGCTCGTTGATCTCGGCGCGCCACGCGACCCACAGGGCGCCGCGCCAGAGCATCAGGTCCTGGTTGCGGCCGTCGGTGTCCTTGTCCGGATCGAGCCACTGCGCTGCGGTCCACTCGGCGAAACTGCCGCCGAAGCACAGGTGCTCGGCCACGGTGTTCGCGTTCGCCGCAGCCCAGGGGGCGTCGACATAGCGCACCATCTGGATGAGCTCGCGCTCGTCGACCGCGTCGTGGTAGGACACCTGCGAGGATGCCTGGGCGCAGTAGCCGGCGAGGGAGCGGGCGGTGCCGTTGCCCTGCTGGGTGTGGATGACGAGGTAGCGGCAGTCCGTTGCCGCGCCGGGGTATCGGTTCGGGGACCAGATCGGGTCCGCGTTGTGCGGGTCGGCGAGCGCCACGAGGGTGCCTCCCATTCAGGCGACGATGTAACTGAGATGGCCGGTGATGACGTTCGGGTCGACGACCACCGGCGTACCGTTCGGTGGTGGGGCGTTGAGGATGACCGGCACCGCGCCGGCCGGGTTGCCGTCGTCGCCGTTCGACTTGAGCGGCAGCAGCCGCGTGTCGTCGCCCTTGGTGGTCACGTACGGGATGACGAAGTTGTTGTACTCGTTGCGGATCAGGAACTTCAGCGGCCAGTTGTAGAACCCGTCCCCGGTGTTGGTGTTGAGCAGACCCTCGCCCCACTGGTCGGCGAACACCGTCGACGGCCGGATCCCCGACGGCAGGTCGATGCGCATCCCGCCGCGGCCGAAGTCGACGAAGCCGGTGCCCTTGCGGATCTCGAACCGCACGTGGCAGGTCTGGGTGGCGGGGTCGAGCTGGTACCAGCCGCGTCGCACCCCGCCGGCGCCGAGGTTGCACACCCCGGAGACGAACGACTGCAGCACCGGGTCGTACGCGGTCCACGGCAGCGCGGCCGCCGAGGTCAGCGACAGCGTGCTGTTGCCCTGCCCGTCGTTGGCGGTGATCGTGTACTCGGTGGCGGCGGACTGCAGCACCGCCCCGACCGGCAGATCCACGATGGACAGCTGCTCGGTCTGCGCGGCCTGGAACGGCCCCCCGAACCCGCCCCACACCCGCACGTCGAGGACATCGGCGGCGGCGATCGTCGACACCGACGGCCGGACCCGCACCACCGCGAGCGGGAACTCGTAGGTGCCTCCCGCGACCCGGGTCAGCGCCGGCGGGGTGCTCGACCCGACCACTCCCTGCTTGACGAACACCTCCACGCGCGAGTTGTCCCCGGCCCAGGTGAACCGCAACCCCAGCACGTCGAGGCGCGCCGAGGCGCCGGCGTTGGCGGCGATCTCGACGACCTGCGGGGCGGATTCGACCACCAGCACCCCGCACACCATGGCGGTGCCGGCGGCGAGCTGGATCGACCGCACGCCGGTGGAGGTCGGTTTGAACGCCGCCGCGGTGTCCACGACGGCCTTCGCGCCGGCGAGCGCGAAACGGGTGGCCTCCTGGACCTCGGTGACGGTGCCCTTGAACCCTGCTGTGGTGGCTACCAATTCAGCTCAGCTCCCTAGATCAGGTATGCGCCGTGGACGGTGACGAGTTCGGGGCGGCCGTTCATCACCCGGATGCGCACATCGTTCGGGTTGGACGCGACGTAGAACAGGCCGCGGGTGGCGTTCTCGCGCAGCAGCATCTTCCCGGGCATCCACGGCCAGGACGGATACATGACCTCGGCGTCGGCCCACTGGTCGGTCAGCTGCGCCCCCACCGCGGTCGGCAGCGCCATGCCGTAGGCGACCCCGTCCGGGTTGGTCCAGCCGCCGATCGTGCCGTACAACCCGAGCCGCACCTTGAACCGGCACACCCCGTCCGCGATGCGGTACCGGCCGTCCTTCCAGAACGTGGACGCGGTGACCAGCTGGCCCGCCGAGTTGTAGATGTTCGGCACGAACGACTTCCACGCCGTGGTCTGCGGATCGATCACCGTGTACCCGATCGTCGCCGCCGCCGGGGTCTGCACCGTCACCTGATACAGCGAGGTCCCGACCAGGATCTCCGCGCCGAGCGGCAGATCGACCCGCGCGAGGTTGGTGGCCTGCACCGCCCGGTACGGCCCGCCGACGCCGCCCCACACGCGGGTGTCGTACACGTCCCCCGGGGCGATGGTGGTGACGCCGGAGCGCACGTACACCACCGCCAGGACCATCTCGTACACCACGCCCGGGGTGCGGGTCGGCGCCGGCGACGACGGGGACGCCGCCGGGGTGCCCTGCTTCGAGAACACCGTCACCGACGGGGACGCTCCCCAGGTGAACCGCAGCCCGACGAGGTCGAACCGCGGCTGCCCGGAGGTGTTGGCCGGCAACACCGCCGAGGTGGCGGCGGTCTCGGCGTACCGGATGCCGCACGCCAGTGCGGTCCCCGCCGTGAGCGCGATCGTCCGCGTTCCGGACGAGGACGGTTTCAGGTCGTTCGCGCCGGCCACCACCGGCGGGGCGAGCATCGCGAACCGTCGCGCCTCGCCGGCCTCGTCGACGATCCCCTTGAACCCGGTCAGCGTCTGGGCCACGCGGTCACCTCCTGGCGTTCTGGTTGCGGATCTGCGCGGCGAGCCGGGCGACCGCGTCGGCGACCGCGGTCGGGCGGCCCGGGGCGGCGGAACCGCACGTCGGGGTGTAGGTGATGGTGGCGCCGGCGTCGTCGCGCATCTCCACCTCGGTGATCTGCGCCCGGAACACCTGTCCGGCGATGCGGGCGTACGCGAAATGCCCCAGCTCCCAGTCGGTCCCGAGGAACCACGGCTTGCCGTCGACGACGGTGAAGTTCACCGACAGTCCCCCGGCCGCCGCGGCGAGGGCGGTACGCCCGGCGTCGAGCGGATCGACGTTCTCGTCGTTCGCCTCGACGAAGATCTCCGGCAGCCCGAGGTTCGCGCCGGCGGCGCGGCGGTCGGTGTCGATCACCTCCGAGAACGGCCGCGCCACTCCCTCGCCCTTGCCGCCGATGTACGCGCGGTACGCCTTCGGTTCGGTGGAGGCCACCGAGAAGGTGGACAGGTGTTCCTGCTGCCACAGCAACCGGCCGGTGTCGCGGCCGGCGACGACGTCGAGCATCACCGTGCCCGGCTCCGGGGCGACCTGCACCCCGGCCGGCAGCGGATCCCCGACCCGGTAGGTGCGAGCGGTGATCGAATACCCGTACCGCTTGAGCACATCGTCGGTGAGGGCCTTGACCGTGACCATCCGCGCCGAGAGCTCGACGATCGGGGACTGATCGTCCGGCGCGGCCGGCACCACCATCACCGGCACCTGCAACCGCCCCACCGCGTCGGCCAGATACCCCTTGACCACCGTTTCGAGCGGGCCCTCCCGGACGTCGGACTCGCGGTCCTGCAGGCTCGGTCCGACGTCGGGGTTGGCGACGGCGAGCATCGCGTCGAGCCAGATCCGATCACCGACCAGGGTGAGCTCGAGGACCGGGCCGTCGCCGTCGTCGACGTACTCCCCCGACACGCGGCCGGTCCACGGCACCGCCGACGGGGTGTACACCGAGATCAGCAGCGGCTCGTCGTGCACGTGCAGCGCCGCGGTGAGCAACTGCGGGTCCGGGGTGCCGGGGATCGTGATGGTGCCCGACCCGATGTCCTCCCACTTCGCGGTGATCGTCGCCTTGTCGTGGTCGGTGATCGAGGCGATCAGTTCCTTGTGCCGGTTGTACACCAGATACCGGGGCTGATTCTTCGAGGTGTGCATGTCAGTACGCGCTCAGGAAGTGGGTGGCGAGTTCGAGGCGGATGTTGGCGCCCGGGCCGCCCCCGACGATCTGCGCCGTCGCTAGGACGTTGTCGCCGGGTGCGACGGGTGCGAAGTCGTACAGCCCGGCGATGCGGTCCCACGCCCGGTTGCCGGCGCCGTCTTCGACGGTGGTGCCGTTCGGGTCGGTGACGATGACCAACCGTTCCCCCGCCGCCAGGCCGTGCGTGTAGGTGATGTGATCGCCGATGCCGAGCACCGCCTGCCCCGGCCCGTCGACCGTCCACGTCGGCCACTCCTCCACCTGCCCCGGATTGGTGAGCACCACGTTGCCCAGGGCGTTGCCGCCGGTGATGTAGAAATCCGGGCCCGCGTTCGCCGGGCCGTAGTAGTTCTCCGGGGCCGCCGCTCCGACGAACCCGAAGTCGTACACCTGCGGCTTGCCGAGGTAGAACGGCGACTCCGACGCCACCGTGATGCTGTAGGTGGTCTTGCCGGCGATGTCCGGCATCGCCGCGGCGGTGTCCGCGAGATCGAGTTCGACCAGACGCCCCACGAACCGGCGGGTCTGCGACAACGCCTGAACCTCGAGCGTGCCCGGGTAGAGCGGGGAGAACGAATCCCGGAACGCCCGATCCAGCAACAGCCACTCGTCGCCGCGCCGGAACCGCCCGTCCGGCCGCGAGACCCACGTATCGCCCACCGTCACCGTCATGCCGAGCTCCCCGGCATCCCAGTCGATGCCGTCGAACCGCACCCCCGGCACCCGCGCCGAGGTGTGCGTGCGCGGAGTGAACTTCGGCAGGAACACCGACTTGAGACCCTGGGGCAGCACCGCGCCCTCGGTGCCGGCCATCAGATCCCACCGCGTCCCCAGATGCGAGGTCCACCACATGCCGACCCGGGTGAGCACCGCCATCACAGCCTCGCTTCCGCGAAGGCCCGCTTGGTCTGCTGCCGCACCTCACGCGCCACCCGCTTGTCGTCGGAGACGTACTGGTTCTCGATCTGCTGACCGACGACCTGCGAGCCGGACAGATCCACCGACACCAACGCCGCACGGTCGGTCGCGGACAGCACCTCCCCCGGCGAGACGGTGGTGAGGCGTTCGAGGATCGGGATCAACTTCTCGTCGAAGGACCGGGTCATGTCCGCATCGAGCACCCGCTCCGGGCGGATGATGTCCTTCATCATGATCCCGCGGCCGTGCGCGAGGCCGCCCTGGTCGAACAGCCGGTCCACCCACGCGCGGGCTTCGGGCATGCGCTGGCCGTACCGGTCGGGGAAGGCGGAGACCTGCACGCCCTGCGCCACCGCGCCGGGATCCATCGCCCGCCAGTTCGGGAACTTGCGCACCATCGCGTTGAAGAACAGGCCGGCCGAACCGTACGGGTTCATCCGCTCCTGGATGGTTCCCCACCCGGCCTGCCGCTGCTGGAACAGACCCACCGAATCGTGGTCGTAGCCCAACGCATCGTGCGGGAAGCTCAGCGACTCCGGAACATTCGGGTTCGCGTACATCCGCAGCGCGGACTCGACGAGGGCCGTTGCGATACCGATCGAGGCGCCTTCCTTCCCGAGTCCGCGGTCCTTCGCGGCGCGGATGATCTCGGAGGCATAGAAGTCGGCACCGGCGCCGTACGCGCCGATCCCGGCTGCCGCTTCCTCCTTGTCGGCCTTGCCGCGCAGGAAGTCCCCGACGGTGCTGGTGAACTTGTCGAACGCGAGCTTGGGCAGCTTGCCGATGTCGCCGCCCCCGAAGTCGGGGATGGCGTTGCCGATCGGGCTCATCACGCCCTCGAATGCGTCGGCGACGCGGGCCCGCAACCAGCCGAACAGGCCCCCGCCACCGCCGCCGGAGGCGATCGGCTCGATGGGGGTGCCCGGCTCCGGTAGCGGTGCGTATGCCGCGACGTGCACGTGGTCGCGGTGCTGATCGTTGGTGGCCGGCCCGAAGTCGAACGGCCGGCCCTCGTCGATGTTGCGCCACCCGGCGAGCGGCCAGTGGATCAGCTCGGCGAGCATCGGTGCGTAGTTGTCGTGGAAGAACCGCGCGGCGGCCTTCATCTGCGGGGTGCCGGCGGTGCCGCCGTTGGAGAAGTCCACCGCCAGACCTCGGCCGTGCAGATCGTTGGTGTCGCGGTACGTCGAGGTGATCTCCATGCCGGGGAAGAACCGGTTGACCTTGTCGACGATCGACTCGACCACGCCGCCGCCGGCGAAGTTGCCGAGTTCGCGGCGCACCGCGGGCACACCGCCGGTGCGGGCGGCGGTGTTTAGGTTGTCCCACCGGCTCGGCCCGACCGCGCGCACGACCTCGGGTCGGGCGATGCCTTCGCCGCCGCCGAGGTTGATCGCGGCGCGGCCGTCCGTCGAGACGAACCGCATGTTGTCGTGTCCCGGCGAGTATCCCGGCAGCCGCGATGTGCCGCGGGCGTAGTTGCCGAGTTCCCCGAGTGGGGCCTCGTCGAGCTTTGGCAGGTTCAGCCAGCCGGCGACCTTGTTCCACGCCTCGCGGATGCCCTTGTTGTAGACGGTGTCGACGACGAACTTCACCGGCTTGGCGGCGATGCCCTTGATCCGGTCCCATACCTGGCCGATCCAGTCGACCGCGGCGCCGAAGGCGTCCTTGACCAGGTCGAGGGCGCCCTTGAGTCGGTCCCACACCGGGAGCACGACGTTGTCGACGACCCAGGCGATTCCGGCGCCGAGGGCATCCCAGACCGGTTTGATGACGCTGTTCCAGACCCAGGAGAAGTAGTTCCCCACGGCCTGCAGTCCGGCGAGGAGCAGGTCCCACGCCACCTTGATGACGTTGTTCCAGACCCACATGATGCCGGCGCCGAGGGCGGAGAACAGCTGGCCGAACCAGTTCAGGATCGGCATGATCACGTTGTTCCACGCCCAGGAGATCGCGGCCTGGATCCAGTCCCAGGCAGTGAGCACCGCGTTGCGGAACCAGTCGACGTTGTTCCACGCCCACACGATCGCCCCGACGAGGGCGAGCAGCGCGACGATGATGACGCCGATCGGGTTGGCGTTCAGGGCCGCGTTGAGCAGCCACTGCGCCGCGGTCATCGCGCCGGTGGCGACGGCCGAGGCGATCATCGCCGCCCGGGTCGCAATGAACGAGGCGACGATCCGGGCGTTCGCCACGACCCAGGAGATCGCGGTCTTGCCGGCCTCGAGCGCGGCGGATGCGGAGGTCGCGATGAAGGTGGCCGTGGCGCGCGCTGCGTTGGCGATCCAGCCGCCGATGATGCGGGCCTGCGCCGCGGTCCACGAGGCCGCGGTCTTGACCGCCTCCACCGTCGCGGACGCGGAGGTCTTGACGAAGGAACCGACCGCGGTGGCCTGGGTCTTGACCCAGCCGCCGGCGTCCTTCATCGTGCTCCATGCCTGGGTGGCGGTGTCCTTGGCGGAGACCAGGGAGTCCTTGACGCCGACCACGCCCTCCTTCACGGAGTCGAACACGCCCTTGGCCTGCTCGAATCCGCCCAGCGCGCCGCCGAGTCCGACCATCGAGGCGGCCGCGGCCAAGGCGTTGCCCTCGCTGTCCTCAAGGGCGCCGGTGAACTCCCCGAACATCGGCAGGACGTTGTCGCCGAGCAGGCCGACGACCTTGTTCTGCATCTCGCGCCCGAAGGTCTGGATGGCGTTGAGCGGCCCGCCGGCCAGCACATCGCCGGCTTCGTTGACCGAGCCCTGGAAGTCGCCCATGGCGGAGTCCGCGCCGTTGAGCTGGGCCAGGAACTGGGGGATCTTGTCCACGCCGAGGTCCTCGAGCGGCGTGCCGAACAGCGCGAGCGCTGCCTGCGACCGGGCCGCCGGATCCTTGATCCCCTCGAGCCCGACCATGATCTCCCGGAACGCTGCCTTGGCGTCCTCCCCGCCGGCCAGCAGCCGGTTGGTCATGGCCGTCTGGTCCATGCCCAGGGCGGTGTACGCCTCGCCGGACGCCTTGGACATGTCCGTGGCCCGGATCTGGAACTCCTTGAGCGCGTCGCCCATCTTGTCCATCCCGATGGCGCCGTTCTGCGAGGCGTTCACGATCAGGCCCATGGCCTCCTGCCCGGTGAACCCGAGCCCGGTGAGGTACCCGCCGTACTCGTCGACGATGGGCATGAGCTCCCCACGCATCGCCGGGGGCACCCGCTGGAACGCGGCCATGAGCATGTCCGTGGCCTCTTGCCCGTTCTGCGCGATGCCGTTGCGCATCAGCAGCGACGAGGACATCGCGAGCTCGTTGACGTCCATGCCGAAGGTCTGGGCCATGACCAGCAGCCGCTTGGTCAGGTCCTCCATCTCGGCGTCCGTCGTGTCCCCGATCAGGGACATCGACCCCGCGACGGCACCGACGGCGTCGGTGACCTCGGCCATGGAGGAGCCGTAGTTCTGCGCGAACACGTTGCCGGCGATCGACCCGGCGCGCTTGGACTCCTCCGCGGTGAGGTCCAGCTGCGCGCGCAGCGACCGCTGCAGGTTGCCGCGTTCGAGGACCTCGCCCATCTGCGTCGACAGCAGTCCCACCGCGGCGACTGCACCGGTGGCCGCGCCCTTGAGGATGCCGCTGAATCCGCCGCCGAATGCGCGAGCCCGGCCGGTCATGCGCTGGAAGAACGAGTCCGTCTGGGTTTCCGCTTCGGCGCTGTCGAGCCTGGCCTGCACTCGCAGCACTCGTCCCTCGGCGGAGCGCTGCCCGGACTCGGCGGCCTGCAGGGCCTGCGCCGCTGCCTCCTGCCGGCGGGTCGCCTTGGCCACGTTCTCGCGGGCCGTGGCCAGGCGGCCGGCGTCGGTGACGCCCCGATCGACGAGGGCCTGCAGCTTGGCCTCCGCGACGGCGACCGCGCCTGTGGCGTCGGCCTCCTTGCGGCGGGCCGCCTCCACCTTCGCCGACGCCTGCTCCACCTGCTGGCGCGCCTTCTCGAGCTGCCGCTGATCGACCGACGGCTGGATCTCGTGCTCGACCGGGTTGCTCTGGATCTCGCGGCGCACGCGCTGGAAGTAGCCCCGCATCGAGGGCATGACATCGACGAAGGCGTTGCCGCCGGACAGATCAGGCACCGCGGTCCTTCCTCTCAGTCGTGGGTGGGGTCGGGCAGGCTCAGCCGCTTGTAGCGGGAGCCGAGCACCTTCGAGGCGATGTCGTCGTGCTCGACGTACAGCCGGTACTTCTCGTACCGCTCGCGGGCGGTGAGGGGCCGCGGCAGCGGCCGCGGGGTCTTCGGGCCGCGGCCCTTGAACTTCGGGCTGGCCTGGAATACCGCCGCCTCGATCCGGCGCAGCGTCTCGAGGATCGCGGTGTCGGTGTCCCGGTCGCGGGTCCACCCGACCAGCGACGGCCGTCCTACCCCCGCGGGCTTGCCGTGCTCGGCTTCCCACTTGGCGTGCCGCTCGGCCAGCTCGAGATCCGCGGCGAGCGCCGCGGTGTAGTAGCCGCCCTCGATGGGGCGTTCGAGGAACCGAAACAGCTTGTCCCACGGGGTTTTCTCGTGCTCGCGCACCCAGTCGTACAGGTTCAGGTGCCGGTCGATCAGGTCGCGTTCGATCGCCTCGCCGTACAGATCGAGGGTCTCGACCAGCCGCAGGAACCCTCCGAGCGGTGGGACCAGCAGCCCGAAATGGGCCCGGATCTTGTCGATCAGCGTCACCAGCTCGGACACCGGGCGTTCCTCGTACACGTCGAGGATGTCGTCGGCGAGGTCCTCCCCGACCAGCGCGTCGAGCTGCTCGGTGGGGGTGACGGCGGTGTCGAGGGCGCACGCCCCGTCCGCCGCCGGGACATCGACCACGACGGTGCGGCCGTCGAGGTCGAGGGAAAACGGACCCGCCGCCTCGGCGAGCACCTGCTCGAAGAAGCTCTCGGTGTCCCCGTCGTCGGGCGGGTCCGTCTCCAGCTCGGTCATGGGTCAGCGGCGACGACGCCGACGCTCGAACCGGTTCGCGGCCTGACGCTCCTCGAAGCGCCGCGCGTCGAGACCGAAGTACTCGAACACATCACGCTGCCAGTCGATGAACTCGTCCCACGACAGCGCCTCGATGAACGGCTCGGCGGTCTCGTATTGGTCGAGCAGCAGCAGCCGAAGTCCCTGCCGCAGCGAGGTGCGGTCCGACTGTAGCTCGAGCATCGTGCCGGTGTCCGGTTCCTGGATCACGAACTCGGGGCTGTCGCCGAGCACGAACCGGTACGGCTCCTTGGCCGGGGTCTGGCCGCCGAACCGCTTGACGGCGCCGTTCGCGCCGCGGCCGATCTCGATCGGTGCTTCGCTCATGCCTGGGACTCCTCGGTGGTGGGGGCGGGTTGGGTGGTGGCGCGGGCACGCCGGGGCTTGGGCGGAGCGGGCTCGGCCGCATCCACCGGCGCCGCGGCCGGGTCTGCGGGGGGAACGGTGTCGCCGACGGACTCGGCGGGGGCCGGCGGAGCGGGCTGCGGGGCCTCGTCCGCCGGCGCCGACGCGGCAACCGGCTCGGAGGCCGGCGCGATGTCCTGCGGTGCTGGGGCGACCGGCTCTTCGCCGGCATCCTGGTCCTGCTCGGGGTTCGCGACGCGGTACTGGCGGGCGAGTAGCTCGCCTTCCTCGGCGCGGGTGGACGGGGTGAAGCGGCGGCCGTCCGGGGAGACGAGCTCGCGTGGCGTCCAGCCGTCCGGGTCGAATGTGCGCATGGTGCCCATGGGTTTCTTGCTCCGTTTCTCGCGCGGACGTGCGCGGTAGTGGGACGGCACCAGGTCAGGAGATGGTGACCGTGCCGGACGGGGTCAGCGAGGCACCGGAGCCGGTGAGGGTGCCGACCTTGGCGACGTCGATCTTCACCGTGTAGGGGCCACCCGCGGTGCCGGTGACGGTGACGTCCCCGGGGTCGAGGTTCGACAGCGCCTCGAGCGCGGCCTGCACCGCGGCGGCGGTGGCGTTGAACGCGATGGGAGCGGTGGTCTGCCCGCCGAAGGACAGCGTGAAGGTGCCGCCGGTGGGGCTCCCGCCGATGGTGACGACGTAGGTGACCTTCGGATCGAACCCGGCTTCCTCGAGGAGGTTCTTCCAGCCGGGGCCGCCGAAGTGGTGGCGGACCGACACGCCGTAGTCGGTGTCGACCATGGCGTTGACGGTGAACGGCCAGCCGAGGTAGCCCTCGCCGTCGGTGATGGTCTGCTCCCCGGTCTCGGCGACCTCGCCGGCGAGGAACTGCCGGCCGAAGTAGATCGTGTCGACGCCGGACCCGACCTCCGACAGCAGCATGTACCGCTGGCGGCGGATCAACGCGACGGCCGGCTGGTCGAACGAGACCTCACCGGTGACCGGGTCGGGGGTGACGCCGGACAGGTCGACACCGAGGTTCGTCTCGATGTTGAACCGGTTCGTCTCCAGGCCCTTGAACGCCATGCCGAAGATGTCGCTGGTGATGTCCGAGCGCACCGGGTTCGAGTAGCCGATCGCGTTGATGTCGGCCTTCTCCATCTCCCGGGAGAGGGTGATGGCGTCTTCCTTGTCGAGCAGCCCGAAGTCGTAGTACCCGGTGGGCAGCTCGGCGAGCTGGCTGCTGGGGCCTTCGGTGATGTTCAGGACGACCGGGGTGGTGGTGGGCGCGCCGAACACGTGGGCGGCGCGGGGCTTGAGGATCAGCTCGCGCTGGTGCCGAGCGATCTCGAGCTGGGCGACTTTGCTGGGCATGGGGTGCCTCCTTGCTGTGGGCAGAAAAAATGCCCACGAGGATTCGCGGGCTGATCAGGGCTGTATTCGGTTGTGACGACGGTCAGGCCGGGCGGGGACGCATCAACCCGAGCTGGTACCACCCCGTGGCGCGGTCGCGGTCCGGGTTGTCGTACGGCACGCCCTCGGGCGGAGTGTCGGTGCGGCAGAAGTCGACGGTCACGCGCTGCCCGTCGACGACGAATGCCTCCCCGCCGAGCGCGAGCATCCGGTCACGCACCGTCTCGCTGAGGGTGTGCACCTCGTCGTAGCTCGGTGCGAAACAGGAGATCTCGACCCGGGGGTAGTCGGTGATCCCGTCGTCGGTGCCGCCGACCCGGTTGATCCGGATGCCGACCTCGATCTCCGCGTCCGGTGTCTCCGTGTCGGTCTCTGCCAGGTCCTCGAGTGCCACCATGAGGACCTTCTCGACGTTGGCGAAGGGCAGCGGCGGGGTGACAGCCATCTATCGCCGCCCGTCTCGCCGGCCCGCGGCGCCTATCGCCGACTGCAGCCGGCTCGCGCCCCGGGAGCGGCGGGTGCCGAACTCGGCGGCGAGCGGGTTCCGGATCGCCTGGCTGGGCGGCACGACGATCCGGTAGCCGGGCCGGCCGTCCCAGCCGCGTGCCGGTTCCACGCGGGCGGTGCGCCCGAACGCGCCACCCAATGCGGCCCGGCCCTTCTCGGCCTGTTTGCGCACCGCCGTCTGGACCTTCGGCGACGACATGATCCGCTGTGCATCCCGCGAGGACCAGGTGAATCGTGCGCGAGCCATCAGCCTCTCCATTCGGTCAGGAATCCGCCCACGTACTCGGCGAACCCGAAGTCGTCGTAGTGCGTCTGCAGTTCCCCGTCGACATGCAGCCGGCGCGGCCTACCGCTGTCGTCGACGATCCCGTCGGCGGTGAGGACACTCGTGGTGCGTTCCGGGAACCCGGCTGGGGCGAGGAGCTTCCACCGCGACTCGGTGGCCTCCCCGTCCTCCCGCCGCTCGTCGGACTGCGCCGGCTGCACCGCGCACCCCGGGTACGCGACCGGGGCGCCGTCGACGTAGTCGCCGTGCTTGACCTTGATGCGCGGTGTGATCCACACGGTCTGGTTGCCGAGGTCGTCGAGCATCAGTAGTCCCCGACCTTGAACGACCACGCCGGCCCCGCCCGGAACGGAATGCCGAGCAGCTCCTTGTGGAAGTCGGTGAACACCAGGAACTGCCCCGGATGGGCGAGGGTGCCGCTGCGGGTGACCTCCCCGACCGTCTTCGAGTACGAGGACAGACCGAGGTAGGGCTCGGAGGCGAGGGCGGCCTTGACGACCTGGATCGACACCAACTTCGCATTCGGATCGTCCGGCGCGATGTCGGGTTTGCGGTCCCGGATCCACGACGCCGCCGCGTCGAGCAACAGCTGCGCCTCGACCTTCTGCGCCGCGGTCAGTGACCGGCCCCCGAGGGTGATGTCGTCCGGGATCGCGAAGGCCGCCACCGGGTCACTCCGCCAGCGCGGCGAGCAGCTGCGGCTTGGTCATCGACCGGGCCTCGGCCTCGTCCATGCCGCGAGAGACCGCGTAGGCGATCCAGTCGTCCTTGTCCGCGGCCTGTTTCGGCCGCGGCACCGCCACCGGTACCGGCGCGGGCTCGCCGGCCCCGCCGGGTTCTCCGTCGCCCGCCCCAGCGGTGTCGACCTGGTCGTCGTCGACCGGCGGTACGGGGGCCGGGCGGACCTGCTCGGCATCGACGATCGCCCCGGCCCGCAGCAGCCGGGCGACCTCGACCTCGTCCAGGCCGGTGACCGTATCGCCGCGGCGACGGCGGACGAGCTTGGTGACGCGGCCCTTCTCGTCCCGTTCGAGCACCTGGTCGAAGCGCGTCGCGGTCAGGATGTACTCGGTCACGGCGTCTCCAATCCGGTCAGCCACAGCGCGGCCTTGGGCTGGTCGAGACCCATCGCCCGCTTGTGCGAGGCGTCCGAACGCCACGTCTCCGTCGGGCCGCCGTTGGGGCCGTTGCCCTCCGGGTACAGGCCGGTGAACTGCAACGGCCGGGTGTCGCTGTAGAAGCCGACCACCCCGCGCTGCAGCACCAACGCCCGATCCCGCGGGAAGGTGCGGGACTGGATGACGTTCAGGCCGAAGATCGTCGCCGGCAGCGCCCCGGTGTAGGCGATGTTCTGCTCGGCGAGATTGCCCTGGTACACCTTCAGGACGTTGTCGTTGTCGAGCAGCGTCGCGAGCAGACCCGGGTGCAGCACGATCGCGTCCGGCTCGAACCCGAAGTACTCGTCGCCGGTGCCGCCCTGCGCCTCGGTCGGCGCGGCCGAGGTGATCTCCTCGATCGCCTTCGCCAGGTCGGTGCGCGGCTTGCCGGCCGGATCGTCCCACGGTGTCGACACCGGCATCGTCGGCACCACCGGCGACTGCAGCAGCGCCTTCGCCGACCGGTCGTTGGCGCGGATGAACGTGTTGCGCAGCCCGGTGAGCTGCTTGTTCACCGCGTCGATCCGGTTCTCGTCGATCATCTCCTTCGACACCCGCACACCGAGCGCCCGCTTGACCGCGAACGCCGTGCGGGGCAGACCCAGCTTGCCGTGGCTGACCGGGATCTCCCCGAACTCGGCGACGTCGGCGACGTCGTCCTCGAGGAACATCGGGTCACCCTCGCGGTAGGCCACCACCCCCGACGGGTTGGGGCCGGCGTCGCGCAGCAGGGCCTCGCTGATGAACTGATTGCGCATCAGCTCCATCAGCTTGGTGGGAATGAACAGCGGGTTGGCGACCAGTTCGGCCACGGTGATCCGCGGTCCGTCCGAAACGCTCACCACATCAACAGTCATGACGGTTTCTCCTCGAGTCGTTGTGAGCGGTCAGGCGATCCGCATCAGGCCGACACCGTCCGCGGCCACGCCGGCCGGTTCGGTGCAGATCCCGACGATGGTGCGGGCATCGGGGGTGGCGGCGGCCGGTCCGACCTTGCCAGCCGCGGTAGCGACGAGCTTGTCACCGAACGTCGCTGCCGCCGAGTACGTCACCTTCACCTCGGTACCCGAGTAGGCGACCGCCACCCGGGTCGGCAGCTGCGTGGCGGTGAGCACCGGCTGACCGTCCGGGCCGGTGGTCGGTTCGGTGACCTCCGCCTCCGGATTCTGGGCGTCGGTCAGCGCGACACCGAGCACCTTGGTGCTGCCCGCGGCGGCGACACCGATCCGGCCGGCGGCGCGGGCTTCGACGAGCTGGCCGCCGGTGATGCGTTCGGCCGGGATGAAGGTCTTCGGTCCGGTCTTGGTGACCTCGAGGACGGCGCTCATGTCACAGGCTCCAGTTCTTGTAGGTCGCGTGGTCGGCGACGTTCGACGGCTGGGCGGGATCGACACCGCTGTAGCCGATCTCGTTGATCGGCACAGCGAGCTCGTCGGGCAGGGCGTTGAGGGTCTCCTTCGCCGCCGGGTCCGCCGCGAGCAGATTCAGCCAGTGCTCCCGGTTGGCCGGCGGGATCTTCCCCTTCGCGACCGCCTCGTCGACGACGCGTTCGCGGTCCTGGCGTTCGATGCGGTCGAGCGCGGCACGGCCTGCCGCGGCGTCGGCCTGCCACTGCTCGAGCTTGGCGCTGTCGACGACCGTGAGCCCGAACTTCGCGGCGGCCTGCGTGACCGCCTCCGTGGTGACCGGCGCCGCCTCGGTGCCCGCGGCCGGGTCGGCACGTTCTTCGAGGGCTTCGTTCACCGCCGCCAACACCTGCTCGTCGGTGGCGTCCTCAGCGATGCCGAGGCTCTTGGCGATCTCTTCCTTCAGGGTGGGCACAGCGCCCTCCTTTCCTGTAGCGGCCTCCGCCTCGGCAGAGGAATCCTTGGGGCCGGGCCGCGCGGTGGCGCGGCGCCCGGCGTGGTTGAACACCGACAGGTCGAACCGGTTCTGCACCGCCTGCGCCTGCTCGGATTCGGCGTCGAGCACCACGTCGGCCAACCCGGCCGCGGCCGCCTCGTCCGCCGAATACCAGGTCTCGGCGGCCATCGCGTCGAGCCACTGCTCGACGGTGCCGCCTGCCTTGTCGGCGTACACCGAGGCGATGTTGCGGTCCTCGTGCTCGAGATACCCGGACATCTTCGTCATGTCGTCGGCGTTGCCCATGCACATCCCCCACGCCTTGTGCACGAACAGCTCGGCGTTGCGCATCATGTGCAGCTCGTCGACGCCGGCGGCGATGAACGACGCCGACGATGCGGCCACCCCCTCGACGACCGCGACCACCTTCGCCGGGTGCGCGCGCAACGCGTTGAGGATCGCCAGGGCCTCCCACACCTCCCCGCCCGGGGAGTTGATCAGCAGCCGGATCTCGCGGGTGTCGTCCGGGAGCTCGTCGAGCACCGCGACGAACTCCTTCGCCGAGATCCCCCACCACTCGCCCCAGGAGTCGAGCGGATCGTATAGCCGCAGCGTGACCACACCCCCTGCGGAGGTCTTCGGGTCGGGCCGCTCGGCCCGCACCGGCGTGCGCTGGAACGCCGACGGGCTCCGTAGGAACGGGTTCACTGATCCTCCTGCGGGTTCGGGGTGCCGGGCGTCCACGGCTGCTCGGGGGGCGGGGTGTCCTTCGGCGGCAGCCCGTACTGCTGGCGGGTGAACTCCTCGAGCGACCTGTCGAGGCGGATCAGGCCGGCGTCGATGAGCAGCTTGAGCGCCGACGCCGTCAGATCCTGCCGGGCGCCGATGTCGTCGAACTCGATCCGCGGCGCCGGCTCGTCGACACCGAAGTTCAGATCCACCAGATCCTCGACGATGTGCGCATTGGCGGTGTCGCGCACCGATTCGGTCTGCGACTGCACCGACTGCACGAACGTGTTCTCCTGCACCGATGCCAGCGCGTAGCTGCCACCGCCGTCGAGGTTGAGGTAGTGCGCGAGGCCGGCGAGCGCCATCTGCTTGTCGTGGTACGCGATGGCCTGCTGCAGATCCGGCAGGTTGCCCTGCACGCCGAGGAGTTTCGCGTCGGCCCCCTTCGGCAGCCCCACGCCGGACGATTCACCACCGCGGTACTGCGACGCCATCTGCCGGTACTTCTCGATCTTCTCCGGGTCTTCGCTCTCCTCCGGGCTCGCCCAGAACACCGGCACACCGATGCCGTTGCGGCGAGCCGCGGCCGCCTGGATCCGCATCAGCTCGTCCTTGAGAATCCAGTGCTTGTAGGCCGGGCGCAGCATCGACTGCCCGATCCACTGGTACGGGCCCGGCTCCGGCTTGCGGACATACGCCACCAACCGCGACACCGGGATCTTCTGCGGCCTCAGCAGCCACTCCACCGGCGCCCCGGCCGGCGCGTGCTGCTCGATCGATTCCAGACCACCGTCGAGCGCGACATGGATCGCCCGGATCGTCGCAGCGGGGCGGGGCGCGAGTTTGCGCAGCCAGATCCGGCCGTCCTCGCCCGGCCGGTACACCTGCTCGAAGTAGCTGTGGCCGTGCTTGTTCTGCAGCAACGCCTGCTCGAGGTGCAACCGCCACGAGAACCGGCCGCGACTGCGGGTCCTCTGGCCCTGCCGCGGCTCGTCGGCGCCCTTGATCGGCAGCCCGAGGTTGTCCGCGACGAACTCGGTCACCTCGTCGCGGGCACCGGCACCGTCGATCCGCCAGCCCGTCCCCAACACCGGCAGCGAGATCGCGTCGAGCACCGACGAGATCCGGGTGTCCTCCCGCGTCATCCGATCGAACACCGCGATCGACCGCGGCCACCGCAGATCCGGGACCTTCTCCCCCGACATCCACTGCTGCCACTCGGTCATCCCGGAGCCGTTGACATACCCCGTCTCCCGGAAGGAGCTGGGTGTGCCTGTCGTCTCGGCCACGACGCCACCTCCTTCCTAGAATCCGACCGTCAACACATCGACCTCGCCACCGAACCCACCCGCGAGCGCCGGCACCGCCGCGTCCTGCGGCGCGGTCGGTTTGAACGCCGGACCCGCCGGCTTCGGTTTGGGCACGTCGTAGACCTTGAGCGCCCAATGGGCGAGCGTCGCCGCCACCAGCGGTGAGATGGTCATGTTGCCCTTGCGGTTCCACGCCCACCCACCACCGGACAGATCCCGCTTCGTTGCCCCCTCGAGCGCCGACGCCAGCAACGGATCCCCGGTGTGCGAGAGGTTCGCGTTCACCGCGTCGTCGTAGAACCCGCCGCACGCCTGCACCATCTGCCCCGCCGTCGTGACCTCCGGCTCGATGCCCGCCGCCACCAGATCCGGGTGCAGCGAGTACGCGGGCGAGGCCTTGTCGATCACCAGCGCGCACGGATCCCACCGGTCGATCAGCGACAGCAGGAGCCGCACCAGCCCCGGCCCCGGGGCGGCGTGGTAGCCGACCTCGAGGTGCACCCGCCCGGCGTCGGTGCGGGCCGCGGCGGCGATCGAGACCCACTTGCGGTCCGGGGACATGTCGATCGCGAGGGCGACCTTCTTCCCCAAGGTCGCCTCCCGGTTCTCCATGTCACGCCACCGCTGCGGGTCGATCACGTACTCCGGGGCGACGTCGTCCTCGTCGACGGGCCACAGGCCGCGGCCGAGAAGGTCGGCGTCGAAACTCTTCTGCGGCAGCTCCCCGCGGAGCTTGAGGATCTTCGCGTCGTTCGCGATCACCCCGTACGACGGGTTGCAGTACTTCCACGTCTCGGGGTCGTCGCGGTCCATCTCCTCCGGCGCCATGTACTCGGCGAAGTACAGGTTCGGGGCGCCGGCCAGACCCTTGCGGCGCAGACCCGCGAGGATCTGCCCGTTCGGGTGCTGCTCCTCGTTCACCGCCGTCGAGGCGTAGATCGTCTGCGGGTTGTTCGACGCCAGCTGCGTCGGCGACAACGCGGACTGCTCGGAGTCGGTGACGTTGTACGCCTCGTCGTAGATCAGCAGATCGACCTTGTCGAGACCACGACCGGAGTCCGCCGACCGGGTCGAGAACTCGATCTGCGCCCCGTTGGTCAGTTCGATGTAGCCGACGCCCTGCCCCAGGCTGGCCTTCGCCACGCGGCTGCGCAGCGACGGCCGCGCCCGGATGATCGACCACAGCCGGTTGTACAGATCCTTCGCCGTCTTCCACCGCTGCGCCGTGTACGCGATGCGCTCGCCGAGCTTGAACAGCCCGTACAGGCAACGCATCACCAGGATCAGCGACTTGCCGTTCTGCCGCGGGCACAGCAGGCAGCAGATCGTGTGCGTCCACAACCCGTCCGGGTTCGTGGTGAGGATCGCGTGCAACGCCATCTTCTGCCACGGCATCGACGGCCGCCCGACCCGACGGCCGAGCTCGACCGCCTTGCGGCCGTGCTCGTCGTCGCCTGGAAACACCGACACATGGTGCGGCTCCTGCCGCCCGGCCAGTGTCGGGAACTCGTCAGAGATCGTCGAGATCGTCATCGCTACCGGATCCGGAGGTGGCGCCCTTGCGCCGTCGGATCTCGGCGAGCAACTGGCGCCACACGTTCGTGAGCTGCCGGGCCTCCTGCGCGACACCGGTCGCCTTGACCTCGAGCACCTGAGAATCGCCGCGGGCCGGCACCACCCGGAACCACACCTCCGAATTGCCCGTGAGCATCCGGTGGTACTGGTCGAGCTGGTCCTTGATCCGCGACGCCTCGATGACCATCGCGGTCAGGTCGTACGGGTCGAGCGGATCGAACAGTGCGCGGTAGAGCTCCGTGCCGCCCGGCCCGAACTCGGCACCGGCCGGGGACTCCGCGTCTGCCTGTGAGATCTCCGGCTCCTGTTCCGCCTCGGCCGGCGCGGCGTGAGACCGGTCGTAGGCGGCCAACGCGTCGAGCACCTGCATCGTCGTCTCACCCCTTCCTCGTCCGGCCCCGAAGGCCCCTCCGTACTGCCCGCCGTCCCGCCCGGCACCCGCCCTGACCTGGGCCTGCACGTGAGATCCGGCCCGGCAAAAAAATCTTGACTGCGGGTGGCGGGCAGTCAGGACAGGGGGGTACCCCAATAATTTAGGGCACCCTTACTTACTCATCGGTAGGGTGGTGACTCACCAGTCGAGCAGACACCACCGCGCGCGGTCGTCATCCCGCTCGTCCCCCGGGACGAGGAACTCCCGGCCCGTGATCGCCGGCCGCAGATGGTCCCGGCTACCATCACCGCGCTGCTTGTTGCACAGCCCGTGAAGCAACCGATCAGCCTTCGTGCCACCAGTGGCTCGAGAGTGCGAGTGGTCGGCTGCGAGCGTGCCCGACGTCTGATCCTCGCTCGTCGGATCGTAGTCGAAGTTGCGGGTCCGATCCCGGAACATCGGCCGGTCACACCACCAGCACGGCGCCCCGTCGACGTGCCGCTGCAGCAACCGAGTGCGCTGCTGCTGATGCGACCAGCCGAGCCCACGCGCAGTGGTGGAGGCGGCGCGCTTGCGCGGTGCCGACATCAGCCCTCGTCCTCGCCCGGGCACTCGGTGCACAGGCTCACCTCGCGGTAGGCGAGGGTGACACCACCGTCGTCGAGTCGGGCCAGGTCCAGCTCGACGCGGCTCGGCAGGTGGCAGGTGTCGCACCACAGACCGACGCGGACGTTGGTCGGCGACAGCTCGACCATCCTCCCGGTGTTCACGGCCGTGCTCGTCGGGCGCCGAGGTTGCGCAGCCATACCAGGATCCGCCCGGTCAGGGTGAGCTTCATCGGGCGAACACGATCCGCAGGACGTCGATGGTGGCCTGGGCCAGATCGAGCAGGGCATGGATCAGGTTCATGAGAACCTCCCTGGATTTCGGGGTGAGCACCCCGGAAACGGAAACTCCCACACCCTGTGTCCGGGCATGGGAGATCGCTTGGGGACATCATGCCTGTGGATAACTCTGTTGGCAAGCCCATGACCAGGCCCTCGCGTGTCACTGCCCGCCCTGTCTCCGCTGGAGCATCTCCGGTCCGCCATCCAACTCCCGGGTGTGCACCTCGGCAGTGAGTCCGCAGTCGCACACGAACCGCAGGATGTGCAGCTCGTAGTCCCCTTCCCACGAGGTGCGGGCGCTCTTGAACGTCATCGGTACACCGTGATGGGACAGGGCCGCCGAGAACCGCTCGGGTCCGTACGGGTTCGGGAGTTCACTCATCGCTGGTCACCCTGCCTTCTCGATCTCACGGTCGGGATCGCGCAGCATCTTCGCCAGCCAGTCCCATTCACGGCGGGTCCACGCCGGATGGCCCCGCCACCGCATCCCGCACATCGCGCGGGGCGGGGAGCAGTTGATCCCCCGGCAGATGATCAGCGGTTCGTCGTCGTCCTCGTCCGGGTCCGGGTAGTGGATCTGCATGGTGCGCTGTCCGAGCACATCACCGGACAGTCGTCCGCTGCACCACGGACAGATCCCGTTGAGCACCTGCCCGTCCCGGATGTCTCCAAGCAACCGGGCGGTCTGCCGCACCAGCGGGTTGATCAGGTACGCCACCCACGGCGCGGTCTTGTCGTCGCACTCGTGCGCTACCGGCACCAGTTCGCGGGCGGTGGCGAGCCAGCGCATCGGGTCCTTCGACGCCGCCACGTCCGGCAGTTCGTGTCCGTCGACGGGGCCGACGACGTCGATCAGGCACTCGGCGATCTCGGCGGCGCGCGTGGTGATGCTGTAGATCAGGTCGAGCACCTGGATGTCGGCCGGCGCCGGGGTCTGCAGGCCGCGCTTGCCGAGACGTTCCTGGTCCTCCGGGGACAACGTGCCGGCGCGGCGCGGGTTCTCCACCCACGACCGGGCGGTGCCGGGGATCTTCAACGCGATCAGCGAGGGCCAGGCCTGCTCGAGGTACTCGACGTCGCGGGTCACTGTCGCTACGGTGGCTCGGCTCATGCCGGCACCCCCGACCGGGCGGCGCGGGCCCGCTTGCTCAACCGCTGATAGAGCCGCTCCCCCGTGACCACGTACGGGGTGCGCACCCCGCGGACATGGGCAGCGTGGGCGCGGCGCAACTCCGGCTCGGTCCAGGCCCGGGCCACCCCGTCCGCCGCGGTGCTCTCGCACACCGGATCCTGCGGGGACATCCACGCGAGCAGCTCGGAGACCGGCTTGGACGGGTCGACCATCGCGGCGCACGAGATCGCCAGGCCGATCAACTGCTGCCGGTCGAGGGCCGCGGTCAGGCGGGCCACGTCGCCGGCATCGCCCTCGCCGTGGGTGACCGCGACGAGTTGCACGGCCCGGTCGTCGAGGTCGGCGAGTACCGCATCGGGCAGGGGGTGGGGTCGGTCAGTGGTCATGGGGATGTCCTTCCGGTGGTGCGCACTTCCAGCACGGCTCGGGCAGATGGTGTTCGGGGCAGGTGGTCTCGTCGCCGACGGTCGAGGGCGGCCCGGTCCACCCAGCCCAGGGGGATCCGAACCTGCCGGGGGCCGGCACGTGCGGTGCGGCGCCCGCGTCCCACACCGGGGATTCGGGGTGAGGGTCTGGGGTGGGGGGCTGGGAGATCAGCTGACGGGAGACCGGAGGATCGACGGCAGTGGGTCGCCTTCCCTTCCCCCGACGACGACGTTTGCGAGGTGATCTCTCCTCAGGAGGAGCAGCCGCGGGTGACCTGTCCTGGTGACCCTTACCTGGAACCAAACCCATACCCTGCCCTGACCCTGCCAGGCCCGCGCCCGCGCGCGTCGCCCGTACGGGGACACCTCGTTTCGGGTGGTCGGTGGTGTGGTCGGGGCGTGGTCGACGCGTGGTCGCGTCACCGCTGGTCGCGGCGGTGTTCTCTGCGGCGCGGCGGCCCGGCGAGAGCATCTCAGCGTCGCGGTGGTCCGGCGAGCTGGTCTCTGCGTCGACGGGTGTCGGCGAGACGTGCTCAGCGTCGGAGCGGTGCGGCGAGACGAACTCAGCGGCGGGGTGCGGCGAGACGTTGGCGCGAGGGGGCGGTGGCAGCAGGACCATGTCGGCCTGGGCCGGGGTTCGGTTGCCTTTGCGGCGGTTGCAGTCCGTGCACGAGATGACGATGTTGCGGGCGCCGTCGGCGCGGGTCGGGTCGACGTGGTCGAGCTGGGGCCGTCGCCCGGTTTCGGAGCGGGTGTCCTTGCGTTTGACGAGGACCCCGCAGTATCGGCAGTTCGCCTCGGTGGGCTTGGTGGGGTCCAGGCAGTCGCGGGCCCAGACCGAGTTGATGATCTCCTGGTCCTTGAGTTCCTTCCGTTTGCGGCGGGTGACCTCGACCTTGGCGGCCGGGTCGTAGCCCATGTCGAACCAGTCGTGGAACAGGTACGTTCCGGGTTCGACAGGGGGGCAGCGGGGGCAGGTGTGGCCGGGTGCGTGCCACAGGCCGACGTCGACGAGGATGCCGGCGAGGTGCTCGGCGATCTGGGGGTTGAGCAGGATCCGGATCAGGTCGGTGCGCCGGACGACACCGTCGGTGCCGCCGGACTCGGCGGACTGGCAGTCGGCGCCGGCCATCGTCCACAGGCCGATCGCGGCGATGCCTTCGAGGTGCCCCTCGAGCGCCTGCTCAGCCAGCGACCGGTGCTTGCGGTTCTGGGTGAGCTGATCGGTGACCTGGAAGAACACGGGACTCCTTCGGGACGGGGCGGACTGCGGTTCTGGGAATCAGGTGGTTCCGGCACGGGCGAACTCCTCACGTGGGGTGGGGTGGTGGGTTATCCGGTCGGCGAGCCGCTCCCGCAGATCCGGGTGCGCGGTGCCGATCTGGGTGCGCAGATGCTGGAAGTGCCCGACGTGCCAGTGCTCGCAGTACTCGCAGGGGTAGGCGATGCAGTCCTCCCCCGACTGGATAGACAGCATCCGGGCATCGACGATCGCGTGCGCCGGCGTGAGGTACGACTTCTTCCCGTGATGCTGATGACTCATGACGGGCTGCCGTTGGCGATCTCGAGCAGGACGTCGGCGTGGCACGGCTGACCGAGCGGGCACCAGCAAGCGAGATCCTTCCCGGCAAGTTCCTGCCGGATCGTCTCCCGCGCGGCCGCATTGTGCTCGCCCGTCACCGCGTGCCGGTACATCTGCACGACGCCTTCTGCGTCGATCTTCTGTCCTGCCTTCTTCCCGGTCAGATACGTCATCGATCCGATCCGGTACGGGTTGGCCCACTTCGTCGGCCGTCCGACGTACACCGCGCCGTCCGGCATGCGCCAGCCCTTCGTTCGTCGTCGCTGGATCCGTTCAGGCATCGTCGATCACCTCGGTCCACGGGGCGAAGTCGCGGTTGCTGATGTAGGCACTCCATCCCCGAGCTGGACGAGCGATGATGCGGCCGTCCACGTCCGTCACGAGGGCTACATCGGCGGGCACGTCGTGCAGGTCGTGCCACCTTCGGGGTTCGCGTGCGCACGGTGTGACCTGCTCGGTTTCCGGTTTCATGCAGGATTCTGAGGCGGCGTCCGCGGACCGGTCCTCCTCGCCGCCCCTGATCACCGTGACTGCCCCAGCAGACCCAGAGATCGGCACCCTTCCCCACTCGGTGCCGTCGTCATTGCGGTGCCAGCCAGCGTGGCCCGCCGGCAGGCAACACGGCGGCGGCCGCAGCCCAGGCACTGCCGCTGTCACGGGCATAGGCATCCCACACCGCCCGACTTCCGAGGACGAGTCGGAGTCCTCTCGGGTGACCGCGACGACTCGGTCGGCGTTGACGTAGAGCAGTGTCGGCCCGTTCTCTGCCGAGTGCTTCCAACGCACCGTGACGTTGTCCCTGAGGGGATGTCGTTCGACGGTGAACTCGTCGCATTCGGCGTCGACGTGCGCTCCGCTGTCGATGTGCAGGCGGATCCTCACCGGCTCTCCTCGGTGTCGTCGATGAACTGGTAGTTGTCGCTGTCGCGGTTGGCGAGGTACAGGCCGTCGATGGCGGCGCCCTTCGTGGTGTAGCCCTCCGCCGAGTCGGAGATGACGCGGCCGTTGCGTGCGCGGCGCTGCCACCGAAACTGGCCGGCCGCGTCGCGGTATAGGCGCACGGTGTGCTGGTCACTCATCGGCGGCCTCGTATTCCAGTACGGCGGCACGCACTTCCCCGGGATCCGGCAGGTAGAAGTAGCCGTCGGCGCCAGCTGGTCGCTTGTTGGCCTTGGCCCACTCGTAGGCGTACAGGGCGCGGCGCACGCGGGATGCGGTGGTGAAGATGTAGCCCTTAGGGTGCGGGTCGACCATCATGTACGCGGCGTCGGCCGCGTGCATGGCGATTCGATCCACTTCGATCCGGTCACTCTCTCGTCCGGTCATCGTTCGAGTCCCTTCCCGCCGGCGCGTGCTGCCATGACGCCGGCAGCAACTCCGTTGAGGTACGTCCAGGCGTCGAGAAAGCTGAGCGGTGAGATCGACGAGCCCCCGACCGCGATGCAGAAGTGGTCCGGTTGTGGGATGCCGTTGACATGCAGGAGTGCTGGCGACACGCGTGGGCGGATACCGCAGTCGAGTTCGACGACGGCGCACTGCCATTCCAGTTTCGTCAGCTTCGGCCACGACCCGTCGAACTCCGGGTCGACGTTCGTGAACTGGCCGTCGTGGACACGACGCACCTCGACAACCTGGTCGAGGATCTGGGCGGTGACGGTCACGGCAGCACCACCTCCCGTGCGAGGCGGGCATCGAGGTAGACGTGCCAGACCAGACCGTTCGAGGCGACGACCGTGCCCACGTACAGGGCGTCGTCGACGATCGGGTGTCCTGTGCCCTCCACGTACAAGGTGTAGGGCCGGGCCGGGACGCCGACGCGGCACTCGTACCACAGGTCGATGCGGCGGTCCGGGTGCTCGCGGCACGGTGCGACGTGCAGCAGCCGCGCACCGGACGGGAGGTCGACGGTGACGGTGTCCGTGATCTCGAAGTTGACGCGGTGGATGGTTCGAGTTCTCACAGCGCGGTCTCCAATGCGGTGATCAGGTGAATCGCGGGTAGGTATGGGCGCACCGGGTCGGCGCACCACGTGTCGAGGACGCGGCGGCGGGCCGCGTCGGTGCGTAGCGCAGTGTCGAGCCGACGGGCGAGGCGGCCGTTCTCGTCGGCCCAGTCCCGCACCTGCTGGACCAGCACGTCGTTGCGGCCGACCAGCTCGCGGTTACGTTCCCGGAGCTTGGCGATCTCGGCCTGGGCGTCGGCGAGGCGCTGCACGTCGCTCTGGTCCGTCGCCGCGCCGGCGTCGCCGTCGGAAGGGATCCCCTGAGGGGCCCGCGCGTAGAGGCTCATGGGAGTGTTCCCCTTCCGGTCGGGACGAGGACGGTGATGACGATCGCGGCGGCGGTGAGCACACCGACAGCGGTGAGGCCGGCGGCCTCGGCGATCGTGGCGAGGGTCTTCATGACGCTGCCGCCTCGCGCTCGGCGTGCCACTGCGACAGCGGGACCTTCTGCCAGATGGTGGAGTCAACCTTCTCCGGCGGTACCGGCACGGACCAGGACACCTCGAGGGCGTCGTCGAGACGCTGGGCGCCGAACGAGTGGACGCGGTGTGACCCGTCCGGGTTGTACTCACCGTCGACCTCGTTGGGCATCCCGCCGAGGGTGAGGTGGGGTGCGTTGGCGAACTTCTTGATCGCGGCGGCGCACTTCTTGCCTTCTGGGGTGCGGCGGTTTGGGACCATCATGTTGGGTTGTCGGCGATCACGGCGCCAACCGGTGGGGATTTCGGCGTCGTTGTCGGGGGCGGTCAGGCCGAGGAAGTAGTCCTGGCCCAGGAAGGTGTTGCCCCAGAACTGGTGGGTGCCGGAGTGTTCCTTGGCGAAGGCTCTGACCTTCTCGTACCACTGGTGGCGGCGGGTGGCATAGGTGTCCCACGCCTCGAGGGCCTCGGGGAGGGTGGTGCGGTAGACCTCGGCAGGGTTGTCTCTCATCGGTTCCTCCATTGGTCGGCGTGCGGGCACGAGGTCCAGTGCGGCAGGTAGAGGGGTTGTCCGCAGGCGCGCATCGCGTCGCGGCGCGGGCCCTGGACGACGACGGCGCGCAGTCCGCCTCCGTCGAGGGGATAGACGGCGAGGTTGCCGTGCGGTGTCGAGGCCGGTTCGAGTGGTATGGGTTTGTCCTTCGTGGTGGTGGCCCAGACGATTTCGGCGCGGCAGGAGGCGCAGCGGGTGGTGCCGGGCAGGTGGTGCTCGGTGGTGGTCACTGGGGTCACTTCCTCTGTAGGAGGGTCAGGTCGAGGCGGCCGCGGCCCGGCCGGCGGTTGTAGGCGGTGACGAGGACCCGGGCGATGAGCTGCGGGAAGGTTCCCTTCGTTCCGGAGTCCTGCAGGTCGCGGGCGCGGGCGTGGAGCTGGCGTGGGGTGAGGTCGGACATGGCGTCGGCGAGGCGGCCGGAGTCCAGGTCGAGGGCGTACCGGTCGAGCACGAGGGAGACGCCTTCGATGACGACGGCCTTCTTCGCGGCTTCGTCGCCGGGCCAGACGTCGAGGACCAGGACGAGGGTGTCGGCGAGCACCTCGGGTGCGGAGCGGTTCCAGATGCGTTCGAGTGCGGCGCAGCACTGCAGGTTCTTCGGGCCGGCTTCCTGGGTGACGGCGAGTCCGCACTCGGAGGCGATGCGTTCGATGGCGGCGACCGCGGGGTCGCCGGCGGCGCTGCGGGCGTGCCAGCGGTCCCAGGTGGTGAGCTGGCGGGTCTTGGCGTCGATGTCGAAGAACAGCTTCGCTTCGTCTTCGACGGTGAGGCCGGTGTGGACGGTGGCGGCGAGCTGGGCGATGCCGAGACGCGCTGCGGCGGCCCACCGGTGCTGGCCGTTGATGATCGCGTACCGCTGGGTGGCGTTCTCGCCGCGGTCGGAGACCTCGAGGACACCGACGAGTCGGCGGTCCCAGGCGGCGGCGATCTTGTCGGCGCGGCGGGTATCGAGGGGCCGCTGGTAGGTGTCGTCAGCGAACATGTCGTCGACAGCGACGACGTCGATGAAGGTGTCGGTCATTGGTCGCTGCCCTTCCCTCCGAAGGTGATCTCGACGACGCCGGCCTTGGCGAGTTGTTCGGCGGCCGCCTTGATCTGGTTGGTCTCGGGTTTGGTGGCGTTGCTGGGAACCGAGTCGGGGGCGGGCAGCCGGATCTGCCAGGACTCGGCCCAGTCGGCCCGTTTGGCTTTGTCCTCATCGGACAGCAGGGTCGGGGTGAGAGTGCCGAGGAAGCTCTCGCCGACGACCACCGACAGGGCGCGGGTCGAGGCGTGCGCGGTGATCGAGATCGGTTCGCTGTAGGCGTTCGCGGCCGCGACGAACGCGGAGATCACGTGTGGGGACAGGTGCACAGTGTCGAGCTCGGTGTACGGCAGGTGCCGGATCCGGGAGATGGTGTGCGCGACATCCGGGTAGGAGTCGAGGGTTTCCATGCGCGGCAGCTCGAGGGCCTGGCCGTCGATGCCGGGCAGGCCGGAGACGTCGGCGATCTTGACGTAGTTGTCGCCGATCTCGATTTCGATGATCGCCTCGGGCTCTTCGGATTTGTCGGCCGGCGCCTTGAACACCGAGAGGATCTTGCGGATCTGGTCCGGGGCCAGGTCGACGATGACACCGTCGGTGGGGATGGGGACCAGGTCGTTCTCGGATTCCCACACCGAGACGATGGCGAGGCCGGAGGTCCAGCCGTCGGTCGCGGTCAGGGTGAGGTTGTGCCGGTCAAGCTGGGCGCGGACGCGGTTGAGGGTTTCGGCTTTCGGGTTGGCGTGCTTGACGACGGCGGTGCACGCGCGGCGGAAGTCGTGGGTGGCGACGCAGATGTTGGTCACTGCTTGCCCTTTCGTTCTGGTGCGGCGGGGAACGGCATCGCGAGTTGGCCGTCGATCGGGCCTGTGGTCGAGTGGTCGCGGCACAGCCAGCCGTAGATGGTTACGCGACGCTCGGGTGGTTGGGCGTGCCACCAGGCGTCGGCGTCGGCGACGGTGCTCATCGGTACCTCCACTGCCGTTTCGCTCGTCGGGGCAGGTCGATTCGGATATGCGGCGGTCTCGGGTTCGGGGGCCGGCGCGCATGGCAGGTGTCGGAGTGCAGGACGTAGAGGGGTTGCTGGTCGGCGATGGCGCGGTGCAGGTCGTCGCCGCGGAGGATGTCCGCGTAGATCACGCCGTCCTCGTCGCGGACGTCGCGTTTGCGGACCCGGCCCGCCCCGGGGTCCGGGTACAGGTCGAGGCGGATCCGTTTGCCGGATCCCGTGGACGTGGCCCACGTGATCTCCTGCCGGCAGTCCCTGCACCGCGCCACCATCAGTCGGCGGCCACCACCCGGGCGGCGACCGCGATCAACGCGGCCGCCACATCGTTCGCCTGGGCGGAGGTGAGCACACTCGCATGTACCGCGAGGCGCCCGTCGGGGTCGACGGTGATGCACGCCGACCCGTCCTCGGCGGTCCACGCGATCACTGTCTGCTCGGCCGGCAACCGACGCGGCGCCGCCAACGAAGGCAGGTGCACGACCGCGCTGCCCGCCGGCAACCGCTGCAGCAAGGCTTCGGCCTCGTCCCTGGTCAGGGCGGGCCCGGTGTTGACGGTGGTCACTGTTCCTCCGGTTGCTGGTAGGCGGGGCATGGGCAGACCGCGAGCTGGGCGCGGACTTCGTAGCGGCCGTCGCGGTCGGTGCAGCAGGATCCGCCGCGGGCGTGGTGCGTGCGGGGGTGTCCGCACGCCGCGCAGAGGACGAGGTGGTCGAACTCGGGGATCGGCAGGCTCATCCGGCCCTCCGATCGGTCCGGGGTCGGTACGCGATGTCGACGGGCTGATCGTCTAGGCAGTCGGCGAGTGCCGCGACGTGCTCGGGGCGGTGGACCTCGTACGTGCCGTTCGCCTTCACAACCGGTGCTTCCGGCGGGGTCGGTGGTTCGACGTACTGGTCGGCCTCCCACATCGCGGCGTAGGTGCGCCACGAGATCGCGAGGTTCACCGCGGCGTTCGCCTGCGCGAGCAGCTCCCCACGGTGCGAGGCGTCCGGCTGGGCGGCCCGGTCGGTCAGCGAATACGCGAGGTTCGCGGCGACATCACCGATCACGCGGGCCTCGGCGGCGTCGATCTGGTCCAGGCGGTGACGGGAATCGCTGGTCATCACCACACCCCCGTCTGCAGGAACCCGACCGCGCGGAGGGTGATCAGCAGCGCGGCGACACCGCCGGTGACGATGCCGATCCCGATGACGTTCTCGTAGCGGGTGGGGGTGTCGAGTTCGGCTGCCGCGGTGAGGTACCGCTGCCAGCCGGTGTCGGAGTCGATGCGTGGGCTAGTCACGATGCACTTCCTTCGGTTTGATTGCTGGCGCGGTGGGCGACCCAGTACACGGCCCGGAACTGGTCGTCGTAGGACTGCTCGAGCTCGGTGGTCGGCAGGCCGTCGGCCTTGGCGGCCTTCCATTCGCGGTACTCGCAGCGCTGCCACGGGCCGAACCCCGGCGGCGGGGGTTCGACGATCAAGGTGATCGCCACCCGCCCAGTGAGCTCGAGCTGCGCGAGTTGGGTGGCGTCGAGGATCTGCCACACCCCGATCGGGTGCGCGGCGCTCACGCGGCACCGTCCTCAAGCACGATCGGCGGGAGCTCGGCGAGCGTGGCCGGATCAGTGGGGATACCGCGGTACCGCGGGTCGTAGTGGGCGTGCAGCGAATCGTGGGCCCGGCCCTGCCGCAGCACGTCCTCCCACACCCGACCGGACACGGTCAGCCGGCACTGGGGGCACAGGTACACGTACGGGTCGGGGACAGTCGGGGCGGTCATGAGATCACCGTCCGAACGAGCCACACCGTGCCCCACACGATCGGTACCCATGCCGCCAGCGATAGGGCGAGCGCCAGCACCAGGCCGCGGCACGGCCGCACGGTGGGCTGGCTGCCGGGGCACCGGGTAGCGCCGGGGATGTCGAGCTGGTGGCCGAACGCCGGCACCGTGGTCCCGTCCGTCAGGTTGAGCAGCCACAGGTGACCGGACGGAGCGTGGTCGGCGACCTTTTCCAACGTGACGACCTCACGAGCTGCGTACAGGATCGTCATGCCGTACCGCCCTCGTCTGCGCCGTCGACGGCGGCCGCGGCGTTCAGGTCGTCGGCGAGCGCCCGCGCGTCGTCCGGTGACAGATGGATCTGGAAGTGAACCGGGCCGGACACGATCGTCAAGCTGACCACGTCGCTCTCGGGGTAGTCCGTCTCCCCCGCGGCGGCGGCGATGATGATCGATCCGGTGTCGACCGCGGGGACCGGGAGGGCGTACAGGCTGATGCTGTCGAAGTTCTCGATGGTCACGATGCGTCCTCCTCGACGTCGGGCCAGGTGATGCGGGACGAGCGCTGGACGATGCACTCGGCGCCGTAGCGGCGCAACAGGTCGGCGCGCTTATTCGCGGTCGACCGCGAGCGGTACTCCTTGTTCGTGGTGGGCCACACGAAGTCGGTGGTGCCGAGGATCTCGACGTAGTTGCCTTCGGGCTTCCAGCCGGCCGGCGCCCAGCCCGGGGTGAGTTCGGTGGCGACCTCGCCGTCCGGCAGCGCGATCTCGTAGGTGCTGCCCTCGGGCATCTTCGTGACGACGACGCGGTACAGGTAGTCGGTCACGCGACACCGCCGTGGAGTCGACGCGGAAGCTCGAGCGTGCCGTTCGCTTCGACGTGCGCGGTGATCCACTTCCACGCCACGTCCTGCCCCTTCGGGAGGAGCTTGGTGGTGGCGTACTCGTAGCCGTCCTCGGCGACGCCCTTCTCGGTCCATGCCCACCCGGATCGCACGGCGTGCGCGGTGGCGTGACCGGCGTCGGAGCGACCGCCTCCGATGGTCATGCCCTTGTGCGCGAGGAACGCGAACACGTGCTTCTGCAGGATGCGGATGCCGTAGAGCTTCTGCCCCCACGCCTGCACCTCGCGGGCGAACTCCTGCCGGTGGATCGCCTTTGTGGACGCGGTGTGCGCCTCGGCCTTGGCGAGCATCGGAGCATCGTGCTCAACCTTCGCTTCGAGCTGGCGACGCTTGGAGGCCTCGAGCTCGGCACGGTCGAACTGGTCGGCGGCGAGCCGGAGCGCTTCGCCCATCGTCTGCGGTAGGGCGAACTGTGCCGGCGCGGTTTCGGCGACGCGAGTCTGGATCGCGAAGTAGGCCTGTGCCGAGGCGACCTCCGGCTTGCGGGGGTCGCCGTTCATCGCGACCAAGTAGCAGGCGAAACGAGCGAGGTGGAAGTCCTCGCGGGGACGCCCGCCGGACTTTTCGGTGGCGCCAACGAAAAGGGTGGCGACGTCCATTCCCTGATTCGCTGCTGTGGTCTTCGCCCGATCGATCGCGGCGACGAAGTTGCGCCAGTCAGCCCCGTAGCCGAGGAGCGGCATGAGGTCGCGGGCGGACCAGAACTCGGTGCCGTCGGCGCGTTCTTGTCGGATGGAGTCGAACGGGGACTGGTTGCTGTCACCCGCGCTCGATATGATCTGGTTCGACATAGGGATGTCCTGTCTCGAGTCGTTGCCCCGTCCGGTGTTGCGAGCACCGGCGGGGCGCTTTCGTTTTGTCAGGCCGCGGCAAGCTCATTGCCGGCGAAGAACTTCGTGACGGGCACGCCGAGAATCCGTGCCAGGGCTTCCAACTCGTCGGTGTCGAAGGCCGAATGAGCGAGGAGTCGGCGAGAGAGCGCTGTCTGGCTCATGCCGATCTGCGCTGCCGCTGCGGACTGCGACATACGAGCGCGCCCCAGCTCGGCTCGGACGTTTCCGGCCACTGTTTGCCTGAGATGGTGATGTTTGCGCACAGAGTAAGGTCTAACGCATATGAGCACGAATCGCAACCATGACATTCCGGCCGGTATTGTTCTCAGCGCAACAAATTGCGCTTAGACCTTGCATTTACCCGCTAGGCGCGTAATCTCTTGCGCATGACGAAACTCAGCGTTCTTCCCCGCGACGATCAGCGCGAGACACGTCGGCAAGCGATCGCCCGGCGCCTGCGCGGCAAACTCGGCGAGCGACGAATGAGCCAGACCAGGCTCTCTGAGCTATCCGGAATCAACTCGTCAGGACTCTCGCGTCGACTCAACGGCTTGATGCCGTTCGACATCGACGAGCTGGAGGTGATCTGCTACATCCTGGAGGTGGATCTCGACGAGATCCTCACGGGAATAGCGAACCCCCGCCACCCAGGGGGTGACGGGGGTTCGTCTGTCGTGCGGATGCTCCCCCGGCTGGACTCGAA